CTCTTCGAGCCCGCCGTCCGTGTAGCTGATCAGGAGCTGGGTCGGGCTGATGGTGCGGACGACCGAGGCTTCCTGGCCGTCGTGCTCACCACCGAGGCGGATCACCTTGGTGCCGCGCTTCGGGCGCATCTTCTGACGGGCGCGCTCCTCTTCCTTCTCCTTCTTGGACGCGGCAGTGACGGCCTCGCGCTCGGACCGGGCACGCTTCTTGGCCTCGGCCTTCTCGGCCGCCACCTCCAGGGTGTGGACCCAGTGGGAGTCGACCCCACCTCCACGCTCCTGGTCGAGACGCCGCGCGACGTCCATCGGGTCCATCTGCGGCCAGCCGTCCTCGGGGACGTTCTCGGCCTCGACGCCACCGTGCTCCTGGATGAACCAGGGGTCGGGGACCTGCTCACCGGCGAGGTGGGCCTTGCGGAGTCGGGAGAGGTAGGTAGCGTCGCCGCCCGCTGCCCACTTCCGGTTGGCGTACTTGCCAGATCCCGAGAAGCACCGCTTGAGTGCGGTGGTCGGGGCCTGGGCGGTGTCGGTTGTCATCCTATCTCCAGTGTGCTAGGGGAGTACCGGTGACCATCCTACCACAGTGGATCGACCGGCACAAGATCCCCTACCGACATGCCTCTAGAGCGTCCAGCCATAGCGGCCAGTCTGCGTCGTTTGTACCGCGCGTGACGATACGGCGTCGGGATCGTGATCCTTGACGCCAGATTTCGAGCGATCCCTCCAGGTACACGTAGTGGGTCTCGATTCGCCACGGGCCGACGGCCCACACGGTGCCCGATCCGGGCGCGTAGGTGGCGTATCTGTCCAGCCAGTCACGTGTCTTGAGTAGGACGTCCGCAACCCGAGCGTTCTGGGTCTCTAGGGCGTTCCCCTGCAGGGCGTCAGTCATGCGGTCTCCACGGCCTCGGTTTCGTCAAGTCCAGCGCTGAATACCTCGCGCTCGATGTAGTCGCTGAAGACGGCCCGGCCGCCGGCATATGCTTCGACGGCAGCATCACCGTTAAGATCAAACACGCGAACAATCCGAGAGAACAGCGCGCCGCTGGGCATGCGGGCTCCGTTTCGGATCTTGCTCGCCATCGTGTAGTTGCAGCCCGTTAACCGGGCAAACTCGGCATTCGTGACCATTGTTGTCGGCTCTCTGTTGGGTTCAGCTCCGGGGTCCGGGGAGCTGTAAGACGGGACGTCGCGTGGCTGCGATACACCCGTGCTACCGGCTAGTCTAGCACGCCAGTGCACAGCCCGTCAAATCGTCGCGGATCGAGTTCGCCCGAACGGCGTAAACCCGATTACCGGGCCTTGGTGCAGGGGATGGACCGCAGCGTTGACACCGGTGACCAGGTGTGGTAGGATAGTTATGTGCGGTACTACATACAAGTCAGGCATTCGGGGACCGGTGGAGTCGCCACCGAGGCGGTGATCCGTGCTGCCTTGGAGTTACTCGTCGGTACGCCCGAACGCCCGGTCGAGGTGGAGATCCCCGCATACCAAGGAGACCTGCCCGGTCTCTATACCATCGAGCTGGAGGCCAAACGTGGCTCAAGCACTGTCGGCGGCGGCAGAACCAAGGATGACGCTAGCGGACACCGAGGAGACGGTCAATGCTCTGTACTACGGGGAGCAGGGGACGGGGAAGACGCTGGCTCTGGCCACCCTTGGCCTGTTAGGTCGAGTCGTCTTCGTTAACGCGGAGGGTGGGCTCAAGCGCCATCCGCTGCTCAAGCTGGGCGTGCCGCTGGAGAACATCGAACTCCAGCCTTGCACCTCGTACCAGCAAATGGAGGCTCTGTACTGGGACGTCCGGCGTCGGCTGGAGACCAAGTCGGTCGAGGCGCCGATCGGGGTGTGCTTCGACTCGATCACCGAGGTAACCAAGGTGGTCACCGAGCGGCAGGTCGCGGTGCGCGTCCATCGCAAGCAGCAAGAAGCCGACGCCCTGATGATCACGCCCAAGGAAGCGGACATCAACCCGTTCCGCATCCACCTGGACGACTACGGGGTCATGACCGAGCAGCTCCGCCACCTGACGCGGTTGTACCGGGACCTGCCCTGTCACTTCCTCCTGAGCGCGCTCAGCCGCCGCGACGTCGACGCCTCCGGTGGGGGAGAGACCGGTGATGCGGTGGTCTACCGACCGGGTCTCACGCCGAAGTTCGGTGCTGATCTGGTGGGCTACATGGACGTCGTCATCGCGACCAAGATCGCGGCGAACGGGCAGTACATCGGCGTGACGAAGCCTCGCTTCGGGCTGGTGGGCAAGGACCGATTCGGGGTGCTCCCGACCACGATGGTCGACCCGCAGATCCACCGAATCTTGCAGGTGCTGAGCGAGGAGGTTTCAGCGGAGGAGGTGGCGTACGCACCGCCCGCGCAGGCTTGACACCCCGGCACTGGGGTGGTACGATGGTATCGCTGGGGCCACCCGGCCCCCTAGCATAAGGAAGGCAGTGACATGCCGCAGTTGAACGAGGCAAAGGCCTCGCAAGTCCACGACACCGAGAACAAGGGCGGGACCCTCGATCCCGGCGTCTATCCAGTCACCTTGCTGGAAGTGGAGGCGCGGCCAGGGCGGGTCGCACCGCAATGGTCCTGGAAGTTCGAGGTGTCCAAGGGTCACGCCAGGGCGGGGCGGACGCTGTACACCAACACGTCGCTCAGTGACGACGCGCTGTGGAAGCTGCGCGAGACGTTCGACGCGTTCGGGGTGGACTCCACCGTGAACACCGACACGCTGATCGGGCGCCAGGTGCGGGCGTTGGTGACCAAGCAGATCCAGACCGAGGGCAAGCGCCAGGGGCAGTTCGTCAACCAGATCCAGGAGCTGATGCCGCTGAGCGGATCGGCCCCATCTCCCACAGGGCCGGTCAAGGTGAGCGCCAACGGCGGATCGCCGAATCCGGACGACGAGCCGCCATTCTAGGCGGCGCTTCCACGGGTCACCCCCGGGACTGACGGTTCTCCACCCCTAACCCCCAGCCGTCGGGACCGGGGGTGATCCATGTGTGGGTTGCGCAGCTATGATCTTATATGGTATAATGGAACCATGCCCGAGAAGAGTGCAGACCGAATCAGCGCCGACCGTGCCCTCGACCGCATGCGCGGCCTTATCGACACCCTTGCTGCCAGCGGCGAGGAATTCTCCCTCCACGAAGTAGCCGAGGTGACTCTCGCCGGACTGGAGGAATCCGTGCTGCTGCAGCTGGCCAAGGACCTGATTCTCCACAAGGGACGCCAGCACTGCGGCGGCAAGATCCGTCGCCCGGACGGCGACGAGGGCGTGGTGAGCGACGCAAACCGGGGACGCTTCCCACGCGCCGTGCCCATCGACCGTCGCGGGACCTCGACATTCGTGGGCTGGGGCGCTTCGGACCTGGTCCAGCGCAATGAGGCCGCCCATCGTCGAGCCGCCCAGTCGCGCGGGCTGCAGGTCGAGGCCGACCGCATTCGCGGCGTCGTCGACGCCCAGATCACCGCTTCCATGGAGCGCCAGCTCGCGATCGACCCAGCCGGTGACGGAGCCGTGGTGGTCTACCACCGCGAAAACGGGGTCGTGATTGTCGACCAGGCCTGGCACGAGAACATCAACCCAAATGACGTGCGCGGCGACCGCGATCACATGGCCGGACAGAGCCAGTTGCCCGAGCGGGACTGGGAAGGCGGCGACTGGGTCACCGGAGTCGTGCCCCACGCGTAGTGAGGGTGTAGTAGTGGCGACGCTGTGTAGTAGTCCGCTGTGCCGCCATTGACACCGTGGGTAGGCCCGTGGTAGACTGCTGGGGTGAGTACACAAGAAGAGTTGCTGCTTGGCGCCTTGGACGCCATCGCGAACGGTTGGCGGGTTGCCCCAATCGCTCCCGGTGCCAAGGCGCCGAACCGTATGCGGAACTGGAAAGCCGAAGCCACCGACGACCCGGTCCGGGTTCGCGAGATGTGGAGCGAGCACCCGTATAACATCGCGGGGTTGACGGGCCGATACCTGGTCCTAGACGTCGACGTCGCGGATGGGAAACCCGGCATGGACTCGATCAACCGGCTGACCACCGACTACGGCCTGCCCGACACGCGGATCCACCAGACGCCGAGCGGGGGTCTGCACTACATATTCGAGTGCCCACCCGACTGGGAGATCCATCAGCGTCACCCGCTGCACCCCGACTACCCGGCCGTGGATCTCAAAGCAGGCGACTCGTACATCGTGCTTCCGCCAAGCAAGCGCGAGATCGGCGACTACACGGTGATCTCGGACGTCGCTCCGGCCCGTGCCCCCGACTGGGTGTTGGAGCTGTTTCGCGGTCCTACGACCGTCCAGACAACAGAACACGGGCGAGTCCGGCTAGACATTCTTCCCTCGGGGACGATGGGCACGCGGGACAACACGCTGACTCGACTGGCGGGCAAGCTCCGTCGCAACGGGCAGGATGAAGCCGCGATCTACGCGGCGCTGTGCGAATACCAGTCCGGGTGGGCGCGACCGCTGCCCGAGGGGGATGTCCGCCGAATTGCGGCCTCGGCCATGCGCTGGGAGCCCAACTGGACGGGTGGGGTGAGTCTCAAATACAGCGATCTCGATAACGCCGAACTGATGGTGCAGGTGTCGGGTGATTCGCTGCGCTGGCGAGTGGATGACTCGCGCTGGGCGGTATGGGACGGGCGCAAGTGGGGGACCGACGCCTATCGGTTCACGTACACGCTCGAAGCGCTGGCCGTGCTGGACGAGATCGCGGAGCGGACTGACGACAAGGACACGCTCAAGAGCATCTTCGCTAAGCAATCACGAATCAAGAGCGCGACCGGGAACCACGGCCTGTGGAAGATGATGCCCCACCTGCCTGGGATCACCCGACAGAATGAGGAGTTCGACGCCAACCCCTATCTGCTGAACGTGCAGAATGGGGTGGTCGACTTGCGGACCGGCGAGTTAACGGCCCATAACAAGGGGCTGCTGCTGTCCAAGATCGCGGCCTACGAGTACGACCCCAAGGCCGATTACGGTGAATGGGACGACTTCGTGCTGTGGTGCTGCGCGGGCAACGTCGAGCAGGCGCATTGGCTCCAGGTGGTGCTAGGCCAGGCCCTGATCGGAGAGCAACAGGAGCACATGGTCGTGTTCATGTTCGGATCCGGGGCGAACGGGAAGACCCAGCTCACCGAAGCGATCCTGCGGACTATCGGGGAATACGGGCTGGAGTCCACGGCTGAACTGCTCACCGCGAAGGGCAAAGACCAGCTTCACACCGAGATGGTCGCCTCGCTGTTCGGATCGCGGGTCGTGGTCTGTCCCGAGCCGGAGAAGGGTTCGTACTGGGCGGCAGCGCGAGTCAAGTCGCTGACCGGTGGAGACGAGATCCGGGCACGGCACCTCTACGGACGGGAGTTCTCCTTTCATCCGAGCCACACGCTCGTGGTCCACGGCAACTACCAGCCCGAGATCCGCGACTTGTCGATGGGATTCCGGCGCAGAATGAATCTGGTACCGTTCTCCTCGTACATTCCGCCCGAGGCGCGGGTGAAGAATCTCGGTGAGAAGCTGGCCGGACCGGGAGTGCTGCGCTGGTTGGTGCAGGGCGCGATTTACTACTGCGCCAATGG